AATGAAATATAATGAAGACAAAATCCTGAAAGAAATTGGTGACTATATCAAATCAACATATGGTCAACATTATGCTCAGGTTTCCAATGGCGTACAAGTACAAGACTTGTTAAGGTCGTGTGGAATAGATAAAGATTTTTGTCAAGCCAATGCAATTAAATATCTTGCAAGGTTTGGTAAGAAAGGCGGCCGTAATCGTGCCGACTTATTAAAGGCTGCTCATTACATTGTGTTGTTAATGGACAGTGAAGATAACTCTAATCCTAAGGAGAAATAATATGGTTTCCGAGTTTGAAACTTTAGAAGTGTTGAATGAAATCAATGATGCATTGGATAGTGGTGACACAGCAACAGCCAAAGACAAGATTATGGTATTGAAATCGAAATACCAGGTTATGTGTGACGAGTTTGATAAATGGGCTGATGAACAATCACAATTGAACGAAAACCGTGTATTTGAGAGTTTTGAGGTATTTCCTTAAAAAAACGAGGCGCCAGGATGCGCCAGGACAGACGAAAAGAGCTGTTCGAAGGTCGGAGTATGGTCAAAAAACCAGTAAATATGCGACATTTTTGACCAGCAATAAGACTTGCCAATATCCATCAATTTTGATAGGATATATGAATATTAACTAACTATGAAAGGACTTATGAGTAAACCAACTAACTTTAGATATGACAAAGAGATGATTTTTGCTGAGTTTAATGACGCTAAGGCTAAAGACACTAAACTGGCCAAAGGTGATGACCACAAAATCTATACTAACAGAATTAAACTTCTAAAAGAATACATTGAATTAGAAAAGACAATGCCTGAAGTATTTGAATATGTCAATATCAAGTTTGACAAGTTACTAAACTTGTATCTTACACCAAATCCAAGAGATGCCTTCTACAAAGCTTTCTTTGGCAAAACATTTGCTGAGAAAAAAGCTGAAGAGGGTTATGACGACTACACCGAAAACAACAAAGAGTTATCATTTTAATTATGGCAATCATCTATACAAACACCAGTAGTGGCACTTTGAGAAAAAATCAAAAGAAGATGAACAATCTTTCTGATAATCAAATTGCACAATATAAAGAAGACTTGCGTTTGTATAACAAACAGATGAAAAAAATGAATATGCACAAACATATGTTGTCTTTAGAAGACTATATTAAATATCGTTTTGGTAGACTAAAAGTCAAAACAGAACATATTGTTGGTACATATGAACCTGATAGAATTTACCGTAGAGAAACACCGAGTTATCCTAGTGCAGAAACAAAACTAGGTAATGGCGGTACTATTGACCACAAAGAAAGGCAAGAAAGATTAGAAATTAGTAAACAGTATTCAATCGTTCCTGCTTACAACAAAGGTCCTTATATGGTCGTTGGTAAAGAGGACTTAAAAACAGCTGGGAGAAAAGTATGAAGAAACTTATCTTTATGTTTTTTGCAATTTACCTATTAGCATGGTCAGTTGCCAAAGCAGAAGAAAATAAAGTAACTAATTGGTTGCAGAATGAGTGGAATGAAATAGTTACTTTTCAACAAGTAAATTGGCAACAAGGTAAAGACCAACTTGCTAATAACAAATTACAAATTCAAAACTTATTTCAAAAGGTAAAAGAGTATGTATCACAAGATTAGTGAATTTTGCGATAAGATTGATAGTATAAAAAAAGATGCCGATAGGCTCCGTGAAATGAAATACGGAGCCAGTAAGGCAGCTACAGTTGAAATTGATAATTTGATACAACAAATACAAAGTGATTGTTTAATTGTGTCACAAGACAAAGGTAAATATGAAAAGATTGACCCTACTGATATTGCTGACAATACTTGTTAGTGCTTGTAGCACAAATAGGTCACAAGTTGGTGCTGTACTAGGTGGTACAACCACGGCAGCCACTTGTGCTCAGTTTACAGGTGAACCAGCCGCTATTGCATTATGTACTATGGGTGGTGCCTTTGTAGGTGCAGATATTATGTACAATTCAGATTATGATGTACACAATGCCGTCTTTGTAGACCATTTAAACAACGGTCCTGCTGGTTCAAGTTATACAAACTGGTACAATCAAAAGACAGGCAATTCAGGTATTATTAAGACCACTAGGTCATATATGGTAGAAACAATCAAATGTAAAGACTATGACGCAACGATTGATATTACCAATCAATGGCCGTTAGTTGGTCTTGGTGGTGTAAATAGACGAATGGTGTTTGGTACTGCTTGTCAGTTGCCAGACGGAAAGTGGGTAGAAAAACAATGACAGAAAGTGATATAAGAACAAAAATAGAACAATTGAAGAACGAAATCAAAGAGTTAGAGGACGAAAAAGAATTAACAAGTAATCAATCCAGGCTTGCCTTTATTGAAGATACCATATATAATACGAAGGATAGTATAAAGAAATTAGAAAATTATGTTTGACCCTTTACAACATATGCGAATTAGAAGATACTTAACTTGGACTTTCATATTAATTATCTTTATGTTAATTACAGGTATTGCAGTTGGTGGTGAACCAGTATATCACACTAAGATTAAACCTGTTAATCCTGCTGAAGTAAATGGTCAGTTTTGTTATATTAAAGTAGTTATCAAACAAAAAGGTGACGAAATAATTAAAGAAGAAATTTTGGAGTGTGCTGATGGTAGAAATAGATTTGACGGTCCTAGTTATTGGGAGTTGTTTGCTCAGTTTTACTACCGTGATGTTAACACACCAGAATATTGCAGGTATTATAGTAGACCTGAACACGCTTTTAAATCGTTCGGAAAAGTGTGTATGAACAAGAACGGTGAATGGGAGGCTGAATAATGATTAAAAATATAATTATTATTGCTCTGGTAATCTTTGTATTTACTAGAATGGATGTGTCTATGGCTGATGTTTTAAACGCTATGCAATCTGGACTTGACAAAGTACAAGAATTACTGTATATTATGAAAGAGAAGGTATAATATGAACAAATATGTGAAAACGATTGGAGCTTTGAGTATGGTTGCCTTGTTAGGCGCTTGCTCTAGTACAAGTTATACAATCAAAAAAGAAAAGGCAGATAGTCTTAATGTCGTACCTAATTGGTATATGGCAGACATTAATGAAACAGATGCTTGTGACTTAGATACAAATATTATCGGTCAAGTTAAAAAGGCAGATAAGAATAAACAGTGTATCTATGGTGTTGCAACAGCTGTATCGCCAGACTTACAACTTGCTATAGAGAAAGCAAAGATGTATGCAAAGTCTGAAATGGCTGACATTATTATGGGTAAGATGAACAAAGAATCCAAACAGTTTATAACTGAACTTGGTAAAACAGAAACTAAAACAGTTGTTTCTGAGGTTGAGAGTGTATTAGTAAACTCAATCAAAAATACACCAGTGAGAGGTTATGAAATCTTTGCTCAGGATGTAACTTTGACTAGTGCAGGTTACTATAGAGCGTGGATTGGTTTGAGATTGCCTTTAGGTGAATACAATAAAATGTATAATTACAATATAGAACAGGCTGTTGATGCATATAACTTAAAAGATAAAGCTCAAACAGCGTTTAAAAATGTAATGGAAAGTGGTAATAATGACAATCCAGATATACAGTAAACCTAATTGTGTTTTCTGTGACAAAGCAAAATCTTTGTTGAAAAACCTTGGAATGACATACGAAGAAAAGATGTTTGGCAAAGACTTCAATACACCTGAAGAGTTGTATGAAGCCGTTGGTAAACAAGTAAGAACCATGCCTCAAATTGTAATTGAAGGCGAATTGATTGGCGGTTACAATCAGTTGGTAGAATACTTTAATGATAAAGGTAAAGTTAATTTCAAAGGTGAAGTAATAGATGGCTGATGATAAAATCGTACTGTTTCCAACAGACAAAATAGTAAATAGAGAGAATGTTGGTAATGTTAATCCTGAACATCACCAAAAACTAGTAGAAGAACAAACTAAAGAGTTTGTTGAAGGAACAGTTGACGATATTGCTTATACACTTTTAGATAAGTTTATAAATGCAGGCATCAAAACAAAAGAAGACACTTTTATGCGTGACCTATCATTAGTAATTGATAGTATTAGAGGTTTAATTTATAGAGATTTTAACAAGTATCATCCAGCACAAGCTTTAGCTGATAAAATGGTACAGATTAAAGTACAAAGAAATGGCCAGAAAAATGCAAAGTTGGATTATAGTAAAGTCATTGACAAAAAACATAAACCACACGCACCACTGTCGCCAGATGTACAAAAAGAGGTAAAAGATTTATCAGATATGGACGGTATTGAATTTATACCAGATTTTGAACCTGATAATGACAAATAGAATTCAGACGAGCAAACTACAGATGTACGCTTTGTCTTGTCGAATAGTTGGTGAACTTTAAACACAATTTGAAAGGAGTAACATATGTTACAATATATTATGAACATGTTTAAACATAAAGGAGAAGACAACATGGCTAGAACTAAGCAAACTAAAACTGAAAAGGTAAGAAATCTTTTCGCTAAAGGTCAATCAGTGACTTGGAAAACTCTAAGAAGCAAATTCGACCTTACTTCACCAGCATCTATGGTGGGTAAACTTAGAAACGAAGGTATGATGATTTATGAAAATAGAACATCAACTGGTGTTTCTTATAGAGTTGGTACACCATCAAAAGCTGTAATCGCAGCTGGTCAAGCCGCTTTATTCGGTTCACAAGGTTATTCTGCTAACGCATAATTAATCTTAACCAATTTGGTAGGGGTCAGACCGTTAGGCAGACCCCTGCCAATACTTTTAAATGTATATGACAGAATTTAGAAATGGTATCTTTAACTTACTAAAAAAACTTGGTTCAACAAGTTTAGGTAGAGCTACCGTTTATACTATTGGTCACATAGTAATTGCTATGACTTGTAACAGATTAATTACAGGTGCAGAATGGTCACTTGCAGGTGTTGATGCAATAGTAGAACCAATGATTAATGGTGGGTGGTATTACCTACTAGATAGAATGTGGACAAAAAATGGCAAAGTATTATAAAATTTCACCAAAGTTTAAAAAATCAATTTATGAATATCAAACATTTAGAGATGATGACAAAGGCGTTTCTTGTGAAACTGAGGAAATGTACCGTTGGGGTCATTGTATTTTAAAAGTTGATAATGAT